ATTGGGTCAGCGTCAACCCATTGTTTTGCAGAAACAATGCAATTTAATTGACCCGGGCTAATTACTCCAGCGGATAATGTGACAAACTTAATATCATCGGCTGTTGAAAGTATAGTTCCTTTAGGGATTGTTATTATTTCTGAAGAAATGGAATTGATATAAAATTTAACTTTTCCTAGCGATGGCACTGTTCCATGAATTCTGTAGTCAAACATTTCTGCAAAACTTACCATTGACTTAAATTTCTTTGCATAAGAATAGAAAAATTCACGAACGTAATTATCAATATAATAGCCAATTTGTTCACCTAAATTTCCCCAAATTTCAATAAATTTTACAAATGGATTTGATTCTGAAAAATCTGTCATATCAGATAAAACACCTTCTTCTTGTTGCTGAATCTTGTTTTTTATCGACTCAACCATTTGCTCTGACGTCCTATCTGTATAACCAAACCATTTCATCTGTTTTCTCTATTTAGTGTAAATTCGTAATACGATTGTTGTTGTGTAATTAAATTTGTATAATAAACATTTGCTACTATAGCATATTCTGAAATTGTAAAATTTATGCTAGATATTTTTATCCGTTTTTCCCATTTTTCAAGTGCTGATTCTATATAATAATACAGCAGCGATTTTAAAACGCTGTCATTTTGTTCAAAAATAAGAAGATAGATATAACTACCATAATCTTCTCTTCCAAATCTAGTTGATATTGGAGTTTCAAGAATGTCTTGAATAGATTGTTTAATAAGCTCATCTTCTGAAACAGTATCAATGCTTCCATAAGCATTTGGTACAATTGGATATTTTGCAGCTACATCCATACTATGAAATTGGTTTGACAATTAAATTTGATGATGATGTTACTGAACCGGCAGGAGAAACAAATCCTGCTGCCGAAACATTGGCCGGGGTTGCCGCAAATGTGATCGTCTGAATGTAATCACTGATGGCATTTGCTAGTATGTTGGCTTCATTGTTAATCGCATCTGTATCTGTGTTCCCTTCGCTTCCGTCCATTACTTTGTTTTCATTCCGGATCTGCTTTATTGCATTTATCAGAATATTAATATTTCCTTTTGTTGCCATTATTTGAGAAGTTTTGAAAATTTTGTTTTTAGCTGGGTTAGTTGCGTCTTTGTTGGTGGAGCAATTGCACCAGGTCCTGATGGAGTGGTTATCACTGCATTTGAAACAATATCAATGAATGTGTTGACCAAATTAAACATACTTTCACCTCCGGCTTTCATCGAAATGTGATCGTCAAAAGTCAATTCACTGTTTTTTTCGTGTTTTAAGCTTATTTGACCGTTTTTATCATCAAGAATAAAGGTTTTCCCCTTTGGGCTTGTGATCGTATAAATTTCGCCGTCTTTTTCATTCAATTCGATCTGAAATCCTTTTACCGTACGTAGTTTCCAAATTTTTTCGCTTACTCCATTGATTCCGAAACCTTTTGGAATAAACCCATATTGCCACATTGGAAAGCGAACCTTTCCAGAACGAAATGAAATCCAAACCGGGTCTCCTTCTTGTGGAATACCATAGAATCCGATTTGCTTACCTGAAAACATACCTTTTGGTAATGCCCATATTTCGGGTTCGTGATCACCAAATACTGCCGGACATTTGAATTGTACCCGGCCACGCCCTTCAGGATCATTGTTTTTTGTTATCGTACCTTCGTAATCAGAATAGTAAATTCCAAAATATTCAAGCCCAAACTTTTTTATTCTTTCGATCATTGCTTAACTCCGTTAGCATTGTATTTAACTGTTGTAACCTCTGTTTTTTCCTGTCCCTTATCTTCTCCGATCTTTGAATTTTTATCTTTTGCTGCTGAGTTCACCGACGCTCCTTTCACATCTGAAGCATTTTTCTTCATTGTAAGTGTTACCTTAAAACTAGGAGAAAAGCCATAGCTCACTTTGTCAACTTTCCAATTTCCTGAATGTTTCCGGGCAAATCCCACCAACGTAACAATGTCACCTTTCTTTACTGAAAATGTTCCTTCCATTGTAAGTGTACCTGTTATACCTTCCAATTGACTATCTTTAACATGTGCATCAAGTTGTTTTTTAGCATCTTCTTTGCTGTCATAAGGCAATACTACATTTCTTCCCGAATCACTTTTTTTGTCAAGTACATCTCCATTTGAATTGTATAGATAATTTCCTAATGCCGTTTCCTGATCTGTTGCGGCATTAGAATCAACTTTTATAACTTTATTCGTTTCCGGATCAATAAAACTTGTACTCATTGATTCCATCGTTTTCGATGAATTTTGGTCAACAGTAAACGAAATTTTGTCATTCCGGTTAATTTTTAATACCGGTTTTTTTGCAAGGTTTCTTTTTTTAAAGAAAATCGTTTCTCCAGATACAGAACAAAAATAGCTTCCTTCTTTTTCTTCACTACCTGCTAATCCAGCCAGTTCCTGCAAGAACTGCATGTATGTTTTATTGCCCTGTGCCAGTAATGAAAATTTCTTTGTTGTTGGGTCTCCAATGAATTTTAACCCGGCCGCTTTGGCAATTTCTTGAACTGTCTGTGTGATTGTTTTCTGCTTATAAACTTTGTTTGATGTCTGATAAAGATTTCCCATGTCTAACGCTTCAACAGTAATGCTATTTGCAGCTCCATAGGTGTAATCAACGCTGTGTATTTTACCTGTGCGTTTGGTTGAAATTTCGCCGCCAATAAACCCAAATAACACATAAATTTTTTTTCCATCTGCCAACCAATCAGCGTCCATAACCTGAATGCGAGTATCATTGATCTTGAATTTGATCATATCACTTTCAGTTTCACTTTCTTCAACAGTCAAATCAGTCACCATATCGGTTATGTCAACCTTTTTATCATTCCAAACTTTATAAAATGCACTTTTTGCCATTACATCGATAATTTAGCCTGATATAGGTCCGGGATTATAATTTTAGTTCCAATTAATTCAGATAAGAATAAAGGATTTTCAATTTCATTAATATCAGCAATAACCCACCACCAATTCTGTGGTTCTGATATTATGTTTTTGTATTTATCAAACGCTATTTTTCTTAAAGTGTCTCCTTTTCTTATTGTATAAATTTTTTCTTTACCTGTTTTTACATAAGCAATTTTTTCACGAATTAACATTTCGGTACCATCTGAATATTGCTCTATTTGCCCTGTTTGGTACAAATTGTCATTTTTTAATGTAAGTGTTGCCATTTTAACGTCTATCACTTTGTTTCATATCTATTTCAGTATCAAGCAATAATTTAACATCTACTTTTGCTTTTCCCGGAAGCCATGAATAATTTGAATCAAAACTGCTAAACTTTGGTAACACTGATTGAACAATCCATGTTTCTTTTAAAAACATGTCTCCAAATACAATTTTAACACGAGGTATTCCCGAGTCAGAATTTGACATAGTTAAACTTTTGAGCCAGTTGACTGCTTTCAATACCTCACCTCTTTTTTCATCTGAGGCATAAAACTCAAAAGGTAAATTAAGTGTTTCAAATCCTCCAGTGTATTGATATAGATTATTGTTGCGACCTATTACCGCTAATGAATCAAGCGAAGCCTCCCTGGGCACATCAAACTCTTCTGGAACAAATTGAAAATACAAACGGTCAAATGGTGGATTTAATTCCACAATTATTAATTCTCCATTTGTATAGTTTTTCTCAAACTTAATCTCTGCCATTTTTTCTGAAGTTTTGTTTTTCGTTAGATTTATTAACAATATCGGCCAATATCTGTCCATCTGGCAGAACTAACTGTATTGACTCTACCTTTTCTGTATTGTAATGTCTCTCAATAGTATTTTGCTGAACGTCCCGGTTGTTCTCAATATATTTCTGCTGAGCAATAAGCTTTCCAGTTTCAGTAATGCCAATATTATTCCGGTTTGTCGGCATATCAACGCCACCACCACCATTGGCAGAAGAATGATTTACGGTTATTGTATTGTCGATCCCAAACATAGAACCAAAGTACCCGGCAATACTATCACCTATTCCTGAAAACCAGTTTATTAATTCAGCCCACTTTGATTTTATACCGTTTAGTATCCAGTCAACGAACGACGCTCCAATGTTGAAAAGCGTTTCACCTACTCCTGAGAACCAGTCACCAATTCCTAACCATAATCCAGAAAACCAGTTGACTAATTGAGCCCACTTTTCACGCACATAATCTGTAATTGCACCCCAATTTTGAACTGCATAAATTAAGCCTGCAATTACAGCAATTATAGCTAGGACAGGCCATGTTGCGGCAATTACGGCTACCGCAAGATTCCACATGTAAACGGTTAATGAAATGATTGCTGTAATAAGCAATCCTCCAATTAGTATTCCAAAAGCTTTGCCCCAGAATATCCATTCTTGAATGTCTGAAGTGTTTTTGCCAAGCGATAATCCCATTTTATCAAAAAAATCAGATAAAAAAGACAAACTGATTTTAATTGGTGTGAAAAAAGATGAAATACCATCTCCTACCCCTTTGAAAAATGATTTTAGTCTTATCATCCAGGTACCAATGGCAATAACGGTATCCAACACACCAATTTTTTCAAGTGCATCGTGTAGCTTTTTACTCATTTCAAAACCGCTATCTGTAACGCTTCCAAATATTTCAGATACACCCATCAATACACCACCAATACGTTGCATTAACCCGGTAAAACCCTTTGCCGGTTGTGCTGTTCCATCAAGCACTTTTTTAAAAGAATTTATTGAAGCGTATGCAATAATAAATATTGATGATATTGCTAATACAATCCACCCAATAGGGCCCATAAAAGCGTTAAGTTTTGCAAAACTAGAACTTAATGTATTCGTAGTTGCAGTCATAAAACCTGTTGCTGCTGCTGCTCGTGTCGATAATGCCGAATATCGGTTCATTGCGGTACCTGAATTGTATAAAGCAATTGAATTGCCAGTTGTCGCCGCTGTTGACGCTTCCGTACTCATATTAAATAACCATGTTTCAGCTGTAGCTGCCCTCGTTGCAAACATATCTTTTGCTTTTGCTTTAATTACATCCCAAAATGTTGTAATCATTTCTTTGAGCCCGGTTATCATGCCTTTTGTCGCAAAAGTCGATCCTAATTCTGCATATCCAAGCTCTATCAAAGCAATTCCGGTTTTTGCTGCTGCAAATCTCATTGCATTCATTGATAATACAATTAAGCCAAATACGCCAAGCAACACACCACCACCAGCTACAATCTGAAGGAATGTTCTGCCAATTGGATTTTGTGAAACAATTTGCAATACATCTACTAATTTAACAAACAATTTAATTAATGGAATAAATACAGGTGCAACAGAAGTTCCTATAATATCTGCTAATTGTGTCAATTTTTTAGATGCTTTGTCAAATAATGCCGGAAGATTGTTGTTTTTTAAATTGAACTCCTGCATAACAGAACTGGTGTTTGTCAATGCTTTATCTGCCAGCCCTGTTTTTTCATTCAACATACCCAAATTTGAACCCAATTTTAAAAATACTTCTGCGGTTCCTATTCCATCAAGCTTAAGATCATCTAAAACATTAGCCAGTTCAACACTGTTTTTTCCGTATTTTCTTGACCCTTCAATAACTTTTTCAAATGCTCCATACAAGTCTGTATTAAGGATTTTTTCAAATCCTTTAACATCCATTCCTGCAATTTTTGCAAACTCCTTAGTATTATTCAACATTTTTTGCAATGCTCTGCCAACCGCAGAACCTCCACGTTCTTGATCAACATTTAATTCCTGTAATGTTGCAGAAAGCCCCAAAACCTGAGCAGATGTCAAACCTAACGGGATACCAATACCACCAATTCTACTTGCAAAATCAGCAACAACAGGCCCTGTTGCAAAACCCGCAGCTCCAAGAACGTTTAAGGCATTTCCAATATGCAATAAGTCTTGATCAATTTTGGC